GAAAATGACATGCCTCTTTAGGCAGTCGAACTATCGACAATGAACGACTAGACCGGATGCGTCCGACAATCTTGGCAAGTAATGGCGAAAGTTATTTCTCAATATTTTTCAAGGATAAAATCTAATGGCTAACGCAACCCCGTCCCGTCTAGGCGCGGCTAATGGCGCAGTAGCAAACTTCGACCAGAAGAACGCGCTATTTCTTAAAGTCTTCGCTGGTGAAGTTCTCACAGCGTTTGACGAAACTAACGTAATGAAAGACTTACACGTATCCCGCACGATTTCTTCAGGAAAATCGGCACAATTTCCTGTCACAGGAAAGGCAAATGCGGCCTACCATACAGTAGGAACACCACTGCTGGGTACACAGAACATCAAGCACAATGAAATCGTTGTTAACATCGATGATGTTCTGATTGCTGATACCTTCATCGCAAACATTGATGAAGCAAAGAACCACTATGATGTACGCGCTGAGTATTCACGCTTGCTTGGTATGGCTCTCGCTAAACAGTTTGATGTACGCTGCTTGCAGCTTGGCGTTCTTGCAGCCCGTGGGTCAGCTACCGTAACTGGTGGTAACGGCGGTACTGCGATTACTGATAGTGATGCAGCTACCAACGGTGCCTCACTCGCAGCTTCCATCTTTGAAGCAGCACAGGCTATGGACGAGAAAGACGTTCCAGAGAATGACCGTGTGGCTATCGTTAAGCCAGCACAGTACTACAACCTCGTACAGACCACTGACGTAATCAATCGCGATTTCGGTGGTGCTGGTGTGTACGCTGACGGTACTGTCCTGCGTGTTGCTGGTATTCAGATTGTTAAATCTAACAACGTACCAACAACCAACGTGTCTGCTGTTACTGGTGAGAACAACACCTATCACGGTAACTTCTCAACCACAGTTGCTCTGGTAATGCAGAAGTCTGCAATCGGAACAGTGAAGCTGATGGACCTCGCAGTCGAGCGCACATCTGGTGACTTTGAGATTATGTATCAAGGTACACTGATGGCAGCTAAGTACGCTATGGGTCACGGCATCCTGCGTCCTGAGTGTGCAGTCGAAATTAAGTCTTCTTAATTCTATTTTGGGTCAGTCCTCTTCTTGGGGTCTGGCCCATTTTTTTCATTTTTATGAGGGCAACATGACAACACCTTCAACCATGACCGAACTAGAGGCGGTTAATGTCCTTCTGACAACTATCGGTGAACAACCAGTTAACACCCTGATCGGCAATCAAGTTACAGACGTAAAGATTGCTGAACAGATTATTAATGAAGTTAGCCGTGAGGTTCAGTCTCAAGGATGGCACTTCAATACAGAAGATCGTGTCCCTCTAGCACCAGACAATAACAACGAAATCAACATCCCAGCTACAGCAGCGCGTATCGATCTAGAAGATACTAACGTAACTGTTCGTAGCAGTAAGTTGTATAACCTCACAGACAGAACGTACACGTTTGACACCACTGCCTATGCCACCATCGTTTACTATCAGGATTTCTTAGAACTACCTGATACAGCAAAACGATACATCACAGTCAGAGCATCGCGTATCTTTTCAGACCGGATGATTAACTCTGAAACCATGCACAAGATGCTATCCCGTGATGAACAGAAAGCCCTGACAGACCTTAAAGAATTTGAGGGTGATACAGCGGATTTCAATATGATGGATAGCTACTCAGTGTCCCGTGTAATGAACCGCAACAATTCTAATCAGAGGATACTTATGTAATGCCAATGATTAGTTCTGCTATCCCAAACTTAATCCAAGGGGTCAGCCAACAATCTCCACCTCTACGTCTGTCAAGTCAGTCAGAGGTTCAGGAGAATGCATTCCCATCACTTGTAGAAGGGTTGCAGAAACGACCACCACTGGAACATGTAGCTGTTATTTCACAGAGCGAAACATCTGGTTCCTATGTGCATCTAATCAACCGTGATGCGACTGAAAGATACTTTGTGTTAATCAATGCGTCCAACCAGATCGACATCTATGATCTGGCAGGTAACTCTAAGACTGTTACCTATCCTGATGGCACAAGCTATCTGACAACCAGCACTCCATCTTCAGCGTTCAGGGCGGTGACGGTTGCTGACTATACGTTCATTGTGAACACTGAGAAAACTGCAGCCTATAACAGCAACGTCAGTCCATCCAATACATTCAAAGGTTTGATAGCGGTAAAGCAGGGTGATTATAACCAGCGGTATACTGTGTATGTAGACGGTCAACAGGTCGCAAACATTACAACCAGTGCAACAGACCAATCACAAACTAGAACCACGTATATTGCCAGCACACTTGCTAGTGCAATCAACGGTCAGTCAGGTCTTTCAGCCACATCAAATGGCTCTACAGTTATCATCAGCAAGACAGGCGATGCCTCGTTTGACTTAGCAACATACGACAGTTTAGGTGATACAGGTATTACCAGTACCACAGGCACCGTACAGAGGTTTGATGACCTACCTGCCTATGCGCCTAACAACTATGTTGCACAGGTACAGGGTGACCAGACAAACAACTTTGATGATTACTATGTTAAGTTTGTATCTGACCACGGTGACCAATCATTGTTGGGTTCCGGTACTTGGATTGAAACAATCAAACCAAACATATCGTATGAACTAGATGCCACTACTATGCCTCACCTGCTTATCAGACAGGCAGATGGTTCATTCACCTTAGAGACAGGTGATTGGGGTGACAGAACAATCGGTGACCTTACTTCAGCACCCACACCATCATTCATTGGTAAGAAAATCAGTGACGTATTCTTCTTTCAGAACCGTCTAGGTTTCCTGTCAGGTGAGAATGTGGTCATGTCGAGGACGTCAGAATACTTTGATTTCTTCAAAGCTACTGCACGTACTGTGCTAGATAATGACCCGATTGATGTCGCTGCAAGTCACACCAAGGTATCAACTCTGAAACATGCTATCCCGTTTGACCGGAAGTTGCTTCTATTCTCTGACCAGACACAATTTATTCTCAAGGGTTCTGAATACATCACACCCAAGAATACATCGATTGCTCAGACCACAGAGTATGAAGCTAACTCCACAGCCAAACCAGCGGCTGCAGGTAACCTTGTGTACTTCTCGTCAACGAGAGGTGGCTTTTCAGCTATTCGTGAATACTACGTTATCGATGACAGCGACAGATCGGACGCTACAGACGTAACAAGCCATGTGGCTAAGTATGTACCTGACAATCTCTATTCGATGGCTGTCAGTACAGCAGAGAATGCTATGGTGTGTTTATCATCTAGCGATGCCTCATCGATGTACGTCTACAAGTACCACATCGCTGGCAGTGAGAAGCTGCAATCAGCTTGGTTCAAGTATACATTCAATGGCCTGACTGTTCTGGATGCAGAGTTCATGGGCAGCGCATTGTATGTCTTAGGCAACAAGGGTGGCAAGACCGTCCTATGCACCGTCAGCTTCGATGCAGGGCGATTTGATACCGACCAGACCTATGTGACTAGGTTGGACTACAGGTTCCCTGAAACGGCCTGTACGAGGGCGTACAACAGCAGTACTGGGCAGACCACAATCACAACGCCATATGCTCTGGTATCACCTTTCGTAACCAAGCGCGGCACCAACCAAGGAACGACCATTCCGGTGGTGTCTTCCAGCACTACATCAGTGGTGGTGGCAGGTGACCATTCAGCCACAGAACTATATGTGGGCGAGAAGTATCTCATGACCTATGAGTTCTCTCAGCCCAACATGAAGGAACCGACAGCCAAGGGTGGGCGTGTGTCCATTGCTGGTGGCAGACTACAGATCAAACACTGGCTTCTGAAATATCAGGATAGTGGTGATTTTATTGTTAAGGTTATCCCAACATATGGGGCTAACTCTAGCGGTGACACCTACGCATCTACTGGACGCTTTATTGGTGGTGGTTCCACAGTATTAGGTACAACTACCCTAGCTTCAGGTGAGTTTAGGTTCCCTGTAATGGTCAAGTCAGATCGACTTAGAGTAGTCATTGAGTGCGACAGCCATCTACCCTGCCAGTTTCTATCAGCAGAGTGGGAAGGCCAGATGCACCTCAGATCAAAGAGAATAAATGGATAATAAATATCTAACACCAACTACGGTGGATGATGTTGTCTATGTAGCACCAAGACTAAGAAAAGCAGATCGATCAGAATGTCTAGCGGCAACCGGAAGGGAACCAATAGGCGTTCTGATGGATGGCTTGAGACTTGGTGATGTAACACTAACCATGCGCTCACCTAAAGATGGTCAGCGTGTGGGAATTGTTGGTGTAGTCCCGTCATACGTCGAAGGTGCAGGGGCTATATGGCTGTGTGCAACCGATGACATCTATCAGCACCAGATTAGCTTTCTGAGAAAAAGCAAAACATTTCTACCTCTATTACAGAGGAACTACCTAGCTTTGCATAACTGTGTCGATGCCAGAAACACTGTCCACATCAAGTGGCTCAAGTGGATGGGCTTCACGTTCATCAAAAAGCACGAACAATGGGGCGTAGAGAAACGCCTCTTTTACGAATTTGTAAGGATATAAAATGTGCGAACCAGTAACAATCGCAACAGTCACAGGCATGTCTGCTACAGCAGCGGCTAACACGGCATTAGCTATCCAAGGTGTCACAGCAGTTGCAGGTGTAGGCAGTGCTATGCAGTCTGCCAAAAACCAGAACGCAGCGGCACAAGCTAATGCACAAAGCGCACTAGATGCTTACTACCTGAAATCTACGCAGAATTCACTGCGTCTAAGACAAGAACAAATCCAAGCATCACAAGCAAAACAAGATGCAGACATGAAGACATTAAGAGCGCAAGGCTCAGTCACAGCGTCTGCTGGTGGCGCGGGTGTGCAAGGCATTAACGTAGATCAGTTGCTCAAAGACTTTGAGGCATCTGAAGGACTAATGACCTCTAGGATTGACCAGCGAGTTGAGGGGCTGCAGCAACAAGCAGCTATGGACCAGCTTGGTTTCCAGACTGAGGCCCAACGAAGAATTAATCAAATGCAGCCACAGGGCATGACAGAAACTCTGTTTAATGTGCTTACACCTATTGCTGGGTTTGGTGTCGATTTTGCCGAACACAAAGGCAAGATGGCAGCATTAGAACCACCAAAGGGATAAGATAATGGCTGAGAGAATAGTAGTAGCTAACCCCTTTGCAAATCAAATTTCAACCGTAGGACCAACAGCTAGACCTGTAGACATCTACAAGAAAGCGCAGGTAAAGACAGGTGGCTTTGAGTCACTATCTAAAGCATTAGATGTCTTTAACCAGAAAGCCCTGCCAGCATTAGGTCGCATAGAAGAACGATCTGCTGAAAAAGAATTTGCACAGGGTCAAGAACTATTTAACAAGACCCGCACATCTATGGGTGATGCAGTTAAGGCTGGTCTAGTAGAGGAAGGCGCAAGTCCATATCTCCGCAAAGGATATCGTGTTGCCCGTCTAAATACATTAGGTGCGCGATATGCAGATGAACTAGCAACCGCACTGACAGCACAGAAGCTGTACAAGAACGGCAGTCCTGAAGCGATTGAGAAGTTCACCACAGAATTCTATGAGGAATTCCAAGAAGAGAATGAGTTTGGTGGTTTCATCGATACAGAAATCTCTCAGTATTTCTCTGGTACGGCTGCAAAAGCAAACGAAACATTCCGCGCATCTTGGCTAGAAAAGCACACTGCTTGGCAGAAGGCTGAAAACTACCGGATGATGACAGATGAAGTCAGCACTATGACTTCCACCACGTTCACTGACAGTGACACGCCTGAAGAAAGAGTTCAAAAAACAGCATCGCTTGTCGAATGGCTCAATCAGAAAATTAAAGATGCCAAGATAGATGGCATGGATAACGCCAAGGTAAACGCTGCGATAGTCGATAGCCTAGTATTGTCGGCATATGAAAATAACGATGCGTCTATCTTAGATGTAATGAGTGAGGTTATCACAGGCACTGGTCCTTTAGGTTATACCAAGGAAGCTAGAACGGCTGTAGTAGATGCATCCGAAAAGATTGCTACTATTCAGGAACGTGCGGCAAAACGAGAAATTCTTGAAACAAAACGAATAAACAAAGAGAAAATGGATGATGCTGTGACGCAAGGCTTTGCTGCAGCAACCTTTGTCTATGAAGGTAAAACCAAAACAGAAGTTGATGGTGAACAAATAGACACTCAAGATTTATTTGAGTCTGCAGTGGGCCAGCTTTACGCCATTGGGACAACGGAAGCTATTGGTCAAGCTGAAGCCATGACCAGATATTATTATGCACAGGTTAAAGCTGGGGAAGAAGATAGAAACGTAGATGAAAAAATATATGCTGGATTTCTTGTAGATATCCTAGATCAACCCAGCATCTCCAGTGCCACATATTTTGTTGCTCAAGGTTTAGAGAGAGGTGAGATTGATGGTGGGCAAGCTAACCAGCTTCTATCCTTCTATGGGCGCAATCAGACCAAAGCAGGTAAACCTAGAAAGGCTACCTATGACGATAGCACCTATGGTGTTGGCAAAATAATGAAGGGTTTCCAAGCTATAATTATTGGCAATGAGTTTGATGCTACAGATGTAAAAAGACTACGAGCATTTCAATTTGGTCAGAGATTTAGGGAA